AAATACTACCCGCCGCACTTAAGTGTGTGCTTTTTACGTCTGTTTGCATAGCCATAATTAATCTCCTAAAGTTTAAAGAAAGGGGCTTTCGCCCCCATCAGATTAATTATTATGCAGAAACAGGGTTTTCAGCGCCTAAAGATGATTTTTGAGCATAGGTAATTGTAACCCAAGCAGCACCAGTAGTAGCAGAACCAGCAGTAGTAGCTACAATAGCAACATCAGTAGTTCCAATATTTACAAATTGTAGCCATTGTTTAGTAGATGAAGTATCGTCACGACCAGCAGTAGTGATAGTAGTAGAAGTAACAAATTTATTAGCAGTAGTGCCGTCACCAATAACTAAAGTAGTAGCAGCGCCATATACAGTAGTTGTGTCAACTTGAATGTCTAAGATTTGAGAACCAGCGGGGAGAACTGCAACAGTAGTAGTACCAGCAACTGCAGGTAAAGCTCCAGATTGAACTAACACAACAACACCAGTGTTATCAATATAGCCAACAGTAGTACCAGTAGTGTCTTTAACAGTACCTGTGCGAACTGGGCCTGAGAATGTAGTAAATGACATAGCGATTTCCTTCATAGAAAGTCTAAGCTTAGTAGTCTTCTATGCGTCTGCCGGGGCAGTCTACTAAGCCGAATGTTCCCGGTATTAAGGTACTTATACTACGGATTTATTATTCGTGCAAGTTTATTTTATTAGATTTTTTGCTATTCTCTTCACGAGTTATAACTGCCAGATTCCAAGGTACATGAAGGCCACTAACAAGCTCGCCACGAAGCGGTACGATATGATCTACAGCATAGGGTACTCCAGTGACTTTACTTACTAACATGGCGTCTAAATAGAACTGTTTAATCTCTGTCTTATGTTCTTGTGTAAGCCATTTGGGTGTAGCTTGTTTGTGCTTGGTTCTGCGGTGTTTGTTATTTGCTGCCACTAGTTCAGGGTTAGCAACTTTCCATGTTTCTCTATACTTTATAACATCTTCTGGAGGCCTACTTAGTGCCCTTAGTTTTACAACCTCTTTATTTTTCTCGTAGTATTTTTTAGCTGCCTTTTTAGATGCTTCTGATTTTGGTAGTAACGCACGTTTTGCATTAGTTTCTTCCCATTCTATTTTTTGGCAATCCATACAAATACCTTTAGTTTTACGTAAGGCTATATGTCCATGCTTACAAGGCAGTCCTGTAAAGTAATGAGTTGCTTTAGTTTCTTTAGCTTCTTTACGGGTAGTTGGGTATTCGCTGTACATGATATTATCCTGTGGGTTTCTATACAGGTAATAGTATAAGGGTTTATTTTAGTAAAACAAGTTTTATTTTTGACATAAAAAAGCCCTCCGAAGAGGGCTTAGTTTACTTTAAGTGCTTGATTTTATTAAGCGCCTACTGAACCATACATAGAAAGTGGATCACTCCAGCCGAAGCTGTAACGCTCTCTAGAACGGTAACGAACGTTCCCAGTATCAAAATCTCCGCTCATGTCATTAGTGATAGGAGCACGAACAAAATGCTTCATACCATTAGGTACATCAGTAGTTAAGAACCAGCCGTTGCTATCAGTCAAGAAATGGTTGATAGCGTAGCCTTCTGGAATAGAACCGTTGTTTCTCAACGCATTGATGTCGTTGTCAGCAGTTCCTACACGTTGTTCAGTTTCCAACAAGCGAGTTGCAACGAATTGCAATGCAGGTGGAACGATCAACTTTTTAGGTTTAGCAGCAATCAACAAGCCACGTTCATCAGTCCATGCAGCGATTTGAATAACAGCCGCTTCTAAAGAAGTTTCATTTAAATCAGCAGGAGTAGAAGGAATGTTACTGTTAGTAGCGCCATTAACTAAAGGGTGAGCAGATGAGAACAACGCAACGCCGTCACCACCAACATAAGCTGCAGAGAAACCGTTGTTTAAAACAGCAGCCGCTTTAACTTGTTTGGTGTAAGACATAGCACGAGCCAAACCTTTAGTATAACGAGCAGACAAAGAGTCATACAAGTTATCTTCAATAGCTTCTTCAGTTAAAGAAAAACCTAAAGCAATAGTTTCGTGGTTGTAGCGAGCAGTCCAAGCTTCTTGAGCATTGTCATAACTAATGGCTGAGCCTTCGTTTTTGACAGGTGCTGCTGAGAAACCAGACAGTTTTGTTTCTTCTTCAAATGAACGTTCTGATGATTCAGTTTCATAAATTTCTTTATGTTCTTCACCGTAACGAGCATATTCTAAACCGAAAAGAGCGTTAAGGCCCGGAAGCAACTCTTTCAGTAATTGTGCGCGTGAAATAGCCATTATTAAACTCCTTAAGCAGCAGCAGCAGCTGTATAGTAACTTGAAATACCAAAGTTAAGTTTTACCAATACTTCAGTGTATTGAGTAATAACGATAACAGCGGCAGCAGGGATTGTAACTTGTGATGCTAAGTTTAAGGCGATAGTAGTACCACCAACAGCAACAGCAGTTGTTACAAATGAACCTGTTTCTACAAGTTGACCGTTAGCTGCAATAAATGCAACGTCAGAGCCAGCAAGGATTGCTACAGGACTAGCAGGTATAGTAATGTTAGTAGTAGTAGTTGAAGTACTAGGAACACTAACTGATACAGCTGTTTCAGGAACTACGTCTAATACACGTAATGGAAGAGCAGCAGTAGTAGCAGGAGCACCAGCAGCAACAACAGCCAATACAGCATTAGTAGAGTTACCAGCAGCGATGTTACCAGCAGCAGTATCAATCATAGCCATGTTCTGACCAATCATAGCTTTGCTAGTAGCGCCAACAACAGTAGTACCTGAACAAACAACAGCTTTAAATACAGCATCAGGATCGTCACTAACGATAGCAACAGCATCGCCAGCAAGAGTTCCAGTAGGCCAGTACTGTGAGAACAACTTTTGTTTAGTAGTTGGGTTAGTATAAGAACAACCTAAGAATACACCAACAACTGCACCAGTAGTATTAACAACTGCACGTACAACAGAACCTCTAGCTAAAGTAACAGCGTCACCATAGAAGATGTTAGCAGCATATCCGTATTGGATAGGGTATTCACGAGTAGAGCCAGCAAAAACCTGACCTCCAATCAAACTTACGGGTTTCAGACCGTATGGGGCACTTACAACAGGGTAAGCCATATTAAACCTCCAAAATTAAAATTAACTATTGTCTACCAAAAGATGTTGTAGATTTTCGCTCATTAAAGAGCGGCATTCTAGGATCACTTTGGCGCATTAAATTATTATCTACCGCTTCTGTTTGAGCCTGAGTTTGTCTATTGAAATGCTCACTGCGCTGTTCAATAAACTCTATAGGGGTCTTACATAACAATAAACCACCAATCTCTATGTTGTCTCTAAAACGACTAGTAGGATCAATTAACAGTTGCATTTGCGGTTGTTCCGACACATTAACAGGTTCCCAACCTTCTCTCAGTTTTGCTGAAAGGTTACGTGGGTCAGCTGCATTTAATGTTGACGTTCTAATCCATCTGTACGCATAGCCCGGTTGTTTATCCGGTTCTGGTAGAAGTTCAGCTGGTGCCCACTGCTTAGGACGGGCTGAAGTATCACGCGTTGTTACATCTCTTTGTATTCTGTTATCAGCCATCTTAGGCCTCCAATTTGGTTAGTTCACGGGCGTATTGTTCATTAGTTAGTCCAAATTTCTTGGCTAATGCAACTTGAGTCTTGCTGAGTGACACCTTTTTAGGGGCTGTGCTTCTCTTTGCAGACGCTACTACCGTGCTAAGTTTTGATGTACGCTGAGTTTTTGACTCATCGTTTGAATCGCTAAATTCTTCTGGGAATCTGCGTTGTACTTCTTGGTCGATACGTTTGTAGTATTCATCGCTTCCGATGAACTTGTCCCCATAAGTGTCTAAAAGGTCTTCATGTATTCCTACAGCAAACCTGCTCATGACTTTCTTAGTTGGATCAACATACCACGGATTTTCGGCTACCCATTCCGCTGCCTTGGGGTCTTTCTGTACAGCACGTTGCTGTTTTTGTAGTAATTGTGCACCTGTGTCGGTGTTTTGTGCAGTAGGCCTGAAGTTTTGGGCTTTGTCAAGCTTATTTGTTGCTTTCATCAATTCTTCTTGTGCTTCGATGATTGCATCAGTATTTCCGTAGTCATAAGCTTCCTTATAATTACGTTTGGCCTTCTCCACTTCTAACTCAGCAGAGGATTGATAAGTGCTTATTAACTCTTTTTCTCCTGATTGAAGTAATGATTTAAGATGTTGGTTTTCATCCAGTATCTTTTGAGCTACAGATAGAGCTTCTTCTTGCTCACGGTAGGCTTCTTCTTTCAACCTACGCTCATCATGCCATGCTTTCTTATACTGTTTAAACTTAGTTTGCACCTTACCAGAATAGTCATCAGACTCGTCAGCAGTTTCTAACTCATCTACTATATCTTTAGGTAATGGTGGTCTAGCATTTCTATCAGCTATCGGTGTATCATCTTCAATTTCAATTTCGATGTTATCAATATCATTAACATCTAATTCTACATCCCCACCAGCTTCATCAGGGAACTCATAATCGTCTGCTTCGTACCTAGCCATATTAATCTCCTTTATACTCTCGTAATGCCTCTTGGATCAAGCACAATGCCTTCAACCGAGTCGTCATTTATCATTCTCATCTCAGTACCATGTATCTTCATACGAGTACCTGCGTTGGGTCTTACTAATACAAAATCCCCAACCTTGCACCAAGGACCAGAAGGGAAACGGTCTTTGTCATTGTAACAATCAGGACCAACAGCCACAACAAACAACACAGTAGCCAGAAGACCTTCATGCCGCAAAGTCTCATCAGCTTTAAGAATGCCGCTATCATATTCTTTCTCCACTTCAGGTAGTGCGCATAGTATACGATACCCTGTTGGTGTAGGCAGTTGAGTCGCCTTTTCTTCATTAGTAGCTGAGAAGTCTACAGACCCCACAACTTGAGGGTTGTTTGGGTTAGACCCAATTAAGATTTTACTCATTCGTCTTCAAACTCCAGTTTCTTAGTTAGTACTTCTATGGCGCTTCGTGCCTGATCTAAGCCTTGGATTTGCCCACATATGTATTTATATGCTGCGTAATCTTCAGCCCGACCAGATGCTAACGCTTGTGTTAATAACGATATTCTGTCATCAATTTGTTTAAAGAGAATCTCCGCTTCTCTATCCATTATTTAGTTCCTTTGTTCCTTTGGGCTTGTCTCTCAGCTTGTTGATGTTGCCTTTCCGCTAAGAACTTAGCATGGTCATGCTGTTGGTTAGTTTGTTGTTTCTGATGTGAACGTTCACCTTCTTTAAGAGCTACATCTACACC